AGAGAGAACTTCTGGAGCAAGTGGTTCTTCCGGAACATCGGGAACTTCGGGAACATCCGGAGTAAGTGGTTCATCTGGTACATCTGGTACTTCAGGTACTTCTGGTAGTAGTGGAACTTCTGGAACATCGGGTCGTTCGGGATCATCCGGAGTAAGTGGTTCATCTGGTACATCTGGTACTTCAGGTACTTCTGGTACTTCAGGTACTTCTGGTAGTAGAGGAACATCAGGAACATCTGGTACTTCAGGAACTTCCGGTAGTAGTGGTACATCAGGAACTTCAGGAACATCTGGTTCATCAGGTACTTCTGGATTATTATCATTAACCGGTACAACTGATAATGGTGTAATCACATTAAACGGAACTGCACCAAACGCAACCGTTGAAGCAAATTTAAAATTTGATGGTACTACATTAACGGTAACTGGTAACGCTACAATTAGTGGTGACCTTACTGTAAGTGGTACTACAACATATATTAATACAACAACTCTTAACGTAGGTGATAATCTTATTACACTTAACGCAGATATTGGAGCATCAACTACACCAACTGAAAATGCTGGTATAGAAGTTAAGAGAGGTAATGCAGCAACAAAAGCATTTTATTGGGAAGAAGCAAATGATAGATGGTATGCAGAAGATGGTCTTTATGTAGCAGGTAATGTAGTTCTTAGTGGTACACTTAATACCGGACTAGGTGCTACTGAACTTTATTTAATGGACCAAAACGTTAGAACAGTCGATTCTCCAACATTCGCAACTGTAAATACGGGACAAGGTGCAAATGAATTGTACGCAATGGACCAAAATGTTCGTACAACGGATTCTCCAACATTTGCAACTGTAAATACGGGACAGGGAAATAACGAATTGTACTCAATGAATCAGAATGTTCGTACAACTGATGCGGTAACATTCTCTACGGTTGATACTGGACAAGGTGCAAATGAATTATATGCGATGAATCAGAATGTTCGTACAACTGATGCTGTTACATTTGCAACTGTGGATACGGGACAAGGAGTAACTGAAGTTCACTTAATGAACCAAAACGTAAGAACTACGGATGCGGTTACATTCTCTACGGTTGATACCGGACAAGGAGCTACGGAAGTTCACCTAATGAATCAAAATCTTAGAACAACCGATTCAGTAACTTTTGCAAACGTAACTTCAAACTTAACCGGTACTGCTGATAGAGCTGAAGCTGTTGATTCAAACGATACTCGTAATACAAATGATACACCATCAAGTAAAAATGCTGGAGTTTATTTTGATTTTAAGACAAATAGTACAAACGGATTAAGTGATGGTGGTTCGTACAACGGACAAATGTTTTGGAGAAGTTATGGTGGTAGTACCGATTTAAGTGGAGGAGCTCCAATACAAATTGCATATACGGCAAATCATAGATTATGGACACGAATTGGAACTGGTGCATCAACATGGAGTGATTGGAGACAACTATTAAATAGTGTTGACCAAATTTACGCTTACAATATGAATCAGTATGTTCGTACAAGTGATAATGTGGTATTTAACCAAGTAATTGCAAACTCTGGTGGAAATGGTGGAGCATTTTATTTATCCGATGTAAACGCTGGTTTATACAGAGATAATACATATGATGTAATTCTTCATCAAAGTAATTCATCTGGTAACGTATTATATTTAGCAGGAGCTGGTGCAGTTCGTGTAAGTATAGATTCAAACAATAACGAAACCGCACAAAAATTCATAGTTGGTAATAACGCAATAAAATCATCAAACGAATTATTCTCCGTAGATGAAAGTGGTATTGCATTTGCATCAGCTGATTTCAGAGCACCATTATTTAGAGATAATGATAATACTGGATACTATGGCGATTTTGCAGGAACAAACAACTTTAATCAAACGGAGCAAAATGGTAGACTTTGGTTTTCAAACTATTTGGTAGCTCGTGGTGATGGTGGTATTATGGGTAGTTATAATTCTACTGGTACTGCTGAAAAAGTAATTTGGACAATTGGCGAATCTTGGCCAATAGGAAATATGTATGGTCTTGGTTATTCATATGGAAGTGGATATGGACATCATTTAGTATTAAAAAATAATGGTTCAACTTATCATAGAATTTCATTTGCTAGTGAAGGTGCATATTTTACTGGAGATATAACTAATAGTAGTAATTTATATTCTTATAGATTCTATGATAGAGATAATACAGCATATTACTCTGACCCAGCTGGAACATCTAACCAAAACGTAATAACATCAAATACCCATAATGTAAATTATGGAAATTCATTTGTAGCACAAGGATATAATAATGCTGGTGGGTTTGCAATGAATAATGCATCTACCTATTGGGGATTAATGTGGAACTATTCGGCAAATGACTGGAGATTGGGCTATGGTGGTACTACATCTCAAGTAGGGTGGAACTTAAGATGGGATAATGGAAGTACTGCTTGGGCTCAAAGTTTCCAAGCTAATATAATGTATGATGCACAAAATACAGGATATTATATTGACCCAGCATCATTTACCGAATTATATGGTGGATTAAGAATGAGTGGAGGTCATGGTGATTCTACAATGAGACTTAGATTATTGGCATCCAATAATGGAGCAGGACAAGGTGTAGTTCATTTACAATCTTGGTGTTCTGAACCAGGTAACACATGGTCTTGGGCTGGATTTGGATACAATGTGGATAATACATATCACGATGGTTCAGGTCCTTACTACTTTAGTAGACCAAACACATCATTTGGACAGGCATATATGAGATTTAGTACCGATGGTAGTTGGTATTTTTATAATACAAACACATCCGGTACTAGAGTTACTAATATGGAATTATATCCAAATAATACGGTATATTTCAATAACTACGCTTCGGGTGGTAACTCATTAAGAGCACCAATATTCTATGATTCAAATAATACTGGATATTATTGTGACCCTAATGGAACTGCTAGATTATCATATGTAGTAGCAAATGGTGGTATTCGTATTGATGGAAATGAAAACCTTTACTTAGATAACAACTACGGACAATCTGTTGTAGGTGTTTATACATCAACTAGATATCAGGGTGTATTCGCAATGGGTAATGCATATAAATTATCAATTGATGGTGCAGCTACTAACAACCACTACGGAATAGCATGGTCACATCCAAATGCCGGAGGACAGGCATCATATTTGAATGACCACGGTATGTTAATACAAAACTATGGTACTACATTCGCAGCGATTTCTTCTAGAATTTGGGCAAGAAGTTCAATGATGTCACCAATATACTATGACCACGATACTGGATATTATGGTGACTTTAATAGTGAAACTAACTGGCAAGGATTAACAACTAGAGGTAAAGCCCAAATTGGATTAACCGCTAAAACCAATTGGAAAAGACCAGATATTACGGGTGATAGTAACTATTGGGTAGGTACTATGGGTTGGGGTACGAGAGACTTCAATGAAGTAATGACATGGGGTTCCGGATTTATTGATACATGGTCAAACCCTTCGAACCAACCATCTGGTACTTCGCATTGGGTAGGTGTTCAAACTTCTCACTACACTAATGCATACAATAGTATGTATGGTTGGCAGTTAGTTGGTGGTCCGATAAGTAACTTAAGGTTTAGAAACTCTTGGCCAGGTGCCAGCGGTTGGTGTACTGTTGCAATGCATGACCGTAATGATGGTAGTGGTGGTGGTTTATATGCGGGTGTATTTTACGATGCAAATGATACTGGATACTATTTAGACCCACATAATACTGATAATCAGGGATTAAGAATTAGAGGTGGTACATTACATGGACCTAACTGGAGTTGGGGTAAATATTTAAGAGTTGGTACTAATGGTAGAATTGATGGTAATGCATCTGTTGTAACTACAAATGGTAACTTACACTTAGATTGTGAAAATGGATATGAAACTTATATCAACCACTATTCTGGAAATAGAACATATACCTATGAGCAAAGAACCACATTCATATATGATTATAATAATACGGGATACTATTGGGATGGTAATGGTACATCTCGTATGAATGAAATACTATTAGACCAGGGTTACAACTATGGATGGTGGAGAAACTATGGTTGTACTGGATTGTATAACCAATCATATGGTAGAGGTATATGGGCAGCTGAATGTGGTGGAAATCCTTATGGTAACTATACAACTTATGATGGTGGTAGAAACGGATGGCAAGGTTGGGGTATAGGTTCTCGTTATACCTTTATGAGTACTATGGGTGATAACTGTGGTGTGCATGATAGTGCTAGAGGATGGATATGGTATATGAGTGGAGCAGTACTTTACTTATATTATGCATCTTCAGAAAGAATGTCAATGCAACCTTATGGTGTATATGTAAACAACGATATTCGTTCTCCAATTTTCTATGACCACAATACTGGATACTATGGTGATTTTAATTCTACATCTAGATTTAACTATATTATCAATAACAACATATATTGTTATGATTGGATATTTGCACAAGGAAATATTATAGCATACTATTCCGATGAAAGATTAAAAACAAAAGTTGGTAACATTGAAAATGCATTAGAAAAAGTATCCCAATTAAGTGGATTCTACTATGTAAATAATGAGTTAGCACATTCGGTAGGATATACCGATACTAAAGTACAATTAGGTTTATCAGCCCAAGAAGTTCAAAAGGTATTACCTGAAATCGTACATTTAGCACCATTTGATATGGATATAGATGCGGATACCAAAGAAATAAAAGGTTCTAAGAGTGGTGAAAACTATCTAACAATTGATTATGATAAATTAGTTCCACTTTTAGTAGAGGCTATTAAGGAACAACAAACAATCATCGACAAACAAAGAGATGATATAACGGAAATTAAAGAAATGCTAAAAATACTCATTGGCAACAAATAACTATTTTTAAAAAAACAATATATTTATACAATATAAAACACAAATATTATGGGATTTACATACGAATGGAAATTAACAGGACTTAAGAAGCAAAATAGTGAAAACATTAATGATGCCGTTATTGGTACACATTGGAAACTAATAGCTACAGACGAAGATGGTAACGAAGGAACTTTTACCGGTGCAACACCATTTAGTATTGATACAATAAACACAGGTAGTTTTACAGCATACAATGAATTAACAGAAACACAAGTTCTTAGTTGGATTAAAAATCACGTAAGTGGTTCTAATGCATCAACTAACTATATGGAACATATCAATGGGGTAATTCAAAGAGAAATAAATGGTAAAAAATGGGTTAATATAGACGTTTCTGAAATAGACCTACCGTGGTCACCAACATCTGGTAGTACAACTCCATATGTGGCTGAAGCAGCTCCTGTTTAAACAAAATACAAAAATATAATTGTAGATTGTAATATCGATTCTTAATAATTAATTTGTGTTTTGAATATTTTGTTTATATTTATATGAGTATTACTGTAAGTTATTACTAATACAAACTTAAAATACAAATCGAAGAAATAAAATGGCAGAAAGAATCGTATCACCTGGCGTATTCACAAGAGAAAATGACCTATCCTTCTTAGCTCAAGGAGTTGGAGAAATTGGAGCGGCATTTATAGGACCTTTTAAACAAGGACCTGCATTCGTTCCAACAATCGTAAGAACGCAATCAGAATTTGAAGATATCTTCGGAACACCTGATGGAACTTATTATACCGAATACGCAGTACAAAATTATTTAAGAGAAGCTGGACAAGCAACAATCGTAAGAGTTGCCGGTATTGGTGGTTACTCACAGGCAGCACCTTTGGGTATATTAGCATCCGGTTCTCAAGGCAAAAAAATAGTTGGAGTTTTATATTCAACTAATTTTGGCGATGAGGGTGTTGGATTTTTAAATGCTTCTACTAATATTACAAGCAGTGTATCAATATCTGGTTCATTTGTAATATCAGGACTAATTAGTTCTGGTTCTGGAGCAGCTAGTGTATCAGCATCAATTTTTCAAGAAGCTACAAATGATATTTCTGATGTATTTGGTGAATCTCCATTCGGTGCTAAAGCAGCTTATGGATATTTGTATTTTGAAAGTTCATCATTAGGATTTAAAAATGATAGTGCTTTACAAGGTGTGCAAATATACGAAGTTAACTTACCAACACAAGTGTATGGTGATGCTAGTGAAGCAGAAACTCCAATCGTAGTATCTCAATTAATTAGTGGTGAAAGATATAACTTATTTAAATTCGAAACAATAGGACATGGTACATTATATAATACTAAATTTAAAGTTGGTATTTCTAATGTAAAAGCGGCTGGTGAAGATGGTTCAACTGATTATTCAACATTTACTGTAACCATTCGTTCATTTAGTGATACTGATAAGAGAAAGAGTGTAGTTGAAACATATAATAACGTAAACTTAGACCCTGCATCTCCTAACTATATAGCTAGAAGAATTGGTGATAGAAAGTTAACAATCGATTCTAATGGAAAATTAACTGAAACCGGTGATTACTCAAATAAATCAAACAATGTAAGAGTGGTTGTATTAGATGCTAATTCTAGTATCTTAGGACCAGGTTCTTACCCAATATCAGCAGCACCATTTGGACACGCAGCATATGTGAATCCAATTAAAACAAATTCTACAACTGAAGATGCATGGGTGCCTGCAGTAAATTATCAAACAGGCTCAGCAAACAACACATCATCATCTCCTATATATTTTGCTGGATTTGATTTTGAAGATGCATATAAAGCAATAGATAACAAACAATATTTAAAACCAATTCCTGCCGGAGCATTAAATGGTGCTAACGTAGTATTCGCATTTGATTCACAATTATCATATGTAATGACTGGTTCGGCATCAACTGATATGGTTAAAAGACAATTTGTATTAGGATTTCAATATGGGTTTGATGGTACTAACCCAACCGTAAGAAAAGCTAAGGCTGGTGATACTGATTGGGGAAATTCAAACACACAAGGATTTAATTGTTCAAACGCATCACAAAATGGTTCAATAGCATATACTAAAGCAATCAACGCAGTATCTAATCCTGATGAATATGATATCAATATGGTGGTAACACCTGGTATCGTAAGAAGCCTTCACCCATCCGTTACTTCTAAAGCAATTGATATGGTTGAGGAAAGACAAGATTGTTTCTATATCGCTGATTTCAATGATTATGATGATTCAATTACTGAAGCAACTGAGCAAGCAAATTCAGTAGATTCAAACTATGTAGCAACTTACTACCCTTGGATGAAAACAATTGATAGTAACACAAACAAATTAACTACAGTTCCACCTTCTACATTGTTACCTGCAGTATATGCAGCAAACGATAGATTGGCGGCTGAATGGTTTGCACCTGCTGGTTTGAATAGAGGTGGTATTACCGGAGCAGTTAGTGTATTGAATAGATTAACACATTCTGAAAGAGATACTCTATATGAGAACAAAGTAAACCCAATTGCGGCATTCCCTGGACAAGGTATTGTAGCATTCGGACAGAAAACATTGCAAGATAAGGCATCTGCTTTAGATAGAATCAATGTTAGAAGATTACTTATCAACTTGAAAAAATTCGTTGCATCAACATCTCGTTTCTTAGTATTCGAACAAAATACTTCTACAACTAGACAAAGATTCTTAAACACTGTGAACCCTTACTTAGAATCAGTACAACAAAGACAAGGACTTTATACCTTTAAAGTTGTAATGGATGAAAGTAACAACACGCCTGATGTAATTGATAGAAACATATTAGCAGGACAAATTTTCTTACAACCGGCTAAGACAGCGGAATTTATCGTAATAGATTTCAACATCTTACCAACTGGAGCAAGTTTCTCAGCATAATACGAAAATAAAGGAAGTAGATATTTATTAATATAAAATAAAAGGATAATAAAATGGCAGAAATATTAGAGTTTGACAAGATGTTCTATACGAACTTCGAACCTAAAATGAAAAATAGATATGTGATGGAGATAGATACTATCCCTTCATATCTTGTAAAGGCAATGAACAGACCTACAGTTCAGTTTGAAACAATTTCTTTAGACCACATCAACGTTAAAAGAAAATTACAAGGTAAAGCTGATTGGCAAGATTTGACTATAACATTGTATGACCCAATTGTACCTTCTGCGGCGCAAAAGGTAATGGATTGGATTCGTTTAGGACATGAATCGATTACTGGTAGACGTGGATATGCAGATTTCTATAAAAAAGATATTACTTTCTATTTGTTAGGACCTGTTGGTGATAAGATTGAACAATGGACTTTAAAAGGTGCATTTATTCAACAAGCAAACTTTGGTGAATTAGATTTTTCATCAAATGAAGTTGCAACCATTGAATTAACACTATCTTACGATTACGCAATTCTTGAATTCTAATTTAAGAAAACATATAAAAACAAAGGGGATATCAAAAGTATCCCCTTTTTTATTTCCAATTTTTTAATTTCTATGTATTTATATATACAAACTTAAAAACGAATAACGTTATGGTAGAAACACAATATGATTTTCCAACGGAAGTATTAGACCTTCCATCACAGGGTAAGGTTTACCCAAAAGACCACCCATTGGCTTCGGGTAGAATTACTATAAAACATATGACAGCAAAAGAAGAAGATATTCTTTCAAATCAAAATCTTATTAAAAAAGGTATTGTTTTGGATAAATTATTTGAATCTATTATTGTTGGCAACGTAAATCCTAGTGAAATTATTTTAGGAGATAAAAACGCTATTATTCTTGCAACTAGATTGTTGGGATATGGTCCGGAGTATCTTTTTAAATTTTATTCATCTAAATTAAATGAAACAATTGATGCAAAGGTTGATTTGGGTAAAGTAAAAACAAAAGAAGTAGATTTATCATCGTTTGATAATAAAAATGAATTTGAATTCGTATTACCATCTAATAAGAAAAAAATTATATGTAAATTACTTACACATGGTGACGAAATAGCAATAGATAAAGATATTCAGGCTATTGAAAAATTAGGTGGTGCTGGTGCAGAAATTACAACTCGTCTACGTTATATGATTCAATCGGTTGATGGGGATAATTCATCAACAACTATAAACAAATTTGTAAATGGATTGTTGGCAATAGATAGTAGAGCATTAAGAAGTTATGTAAAAAAAATATCACCTGATGTTGATATGAAATTTACTCATATCCATGAAGATGGAGAGGTGGAGGAGGCGCCTATCACTATGGGTGTCAGCTTTTTTTGGCCTAGCACGGAATCATAGTATTCAAGTTCATACCCAAATATTTGATATGGTTCAATATGGGAATGGTTTTACTGTAATGGAACTTTATAAAATGCCAACTTATTTAAGGATGTTTTACTATAATAAATTAGTAGATTCTAAAAAGAAAGAAGCAGATGAAGTAAAAAAATCAAACAAAGCAAATAATTCAAAAGTTAGGGTTAATAGATAATCCTAACTTTTTTTATTAATAGGATATTTATAGATGTTAAACTACAACTAATATGAAGAAATATAAAATATCAAAATCCAATTTAAAAGAATTTTTTGGATTATTTGGTAAAAAGAAACCGCAAACATTGCAATCAATCATAGATGCAGACCCAATAATGAGAAAATTGGATAATGAAATGGAAGATATTGCCAAAACTTTTATTCCTAGAATCAAAAAAATAAAAGATACACAACCTGAATTATTTAAAAAAATGCAAGATTTGGGTATTATAGATAAGGATTTTAAATAACATTGATTTAAATGGCAGTAGCACCACTAACACCAGCAGACCAGGCAGAATTAAATCGTTTATTAGAAGAAAACGCAGAAATAAAAGAGCGTATTCGTATTATAAACGAAAAAATAGCGCTTGCCACCGGCTCTGAAAGAGACGAATTGGAGGGTATGGTACAAACGGAGAAAATTCGTTTAAGATTACAAACTGATTCCGCTAAAGGGCTCAAAAAAAGACAAGAATATTTAGACTATGAAGAAAGTAGTTTAACTTCATTGGCTAATATGTCAAAGGGTGCATTGAGCGTTTTGAAAAAACAAACAGTTGGTGCAAATACACTATCAAGTTTAACTGCAACAATTTTAGCAAGAAAAGAAGCAGAATTGCAATTAGAAGGTGATGCTTTAAAAGCTTCACAAAAAGAAACTGCGGTTTTGGAAAGCATGAATTCATCGATAATGCTTAAATCAGAAGAACTAGCTGCCATTAAACATGAAATATCCGAGGCAGATAAAGAAATAGAAAACGTAGAACGTTCTATTGCGCATTTATCTGGAGAAGCAAAGGAAGAAGCGGAAGCTCATTTAAAAACATTAAAAAATCTTAATCAACAATTAGCAAGAAGTGAAGCAATTCATGAAGCTAATCATGAACTTTTACATCATATGCCTGGATTTATAGGAGATGCATTGGATATGGCAAAAAAGATGGTGGGACAAATAGCTGCGATAGGTGCACCTCTTATGATAATGTATGCACTAATAGGAGCAGCATTACACTCATTTATAGCGTTAGATGCAGCGGCACAAGATTTTAGAAAAGAAACCGGATTATTAAATTCACAAACAAAGGATTTAGTTAACAACGCACATCACATTGAAATGAATTTCAGAGATGCTGGTGTTGAATTAAAAGATGTATTTGATACTGCGAAAGCATTAAAAGAAGAATTTAGTGATACTGTAAATGTTTCTGAAGAAGTATTGGCATCATTAACCGTAATGGGTAAAAACTTCGGAGTTTCTGCGGGTAATGCTGCAAAAGTACAAAGTGTCCTTGAAAGTGTTGGAGGGTTATCATCGGAAACAGCAGCTAATGTAGGAAATCAAGTTGCAAATATGGCTAAATTAGCCGGAGTTGCACCTGATAAAGTATTTAAAGATATTGCCGAAAACGCTGAAGCTGCATCTACATTTTTTAAAGGTGATATAAATGCGTTAACTAAAAATGCAATACAAGCTCAAAGAATGGGTACTTCGTTAAAACAACAGGTATCATTGGCAGAAAAATTATTAGATTTTGAAAATGGTATTGAGCAAGAAATGGTAGCGGCAACGTTTGTAGGGGGTGAGTTTAATTTAAGTAGAGCAAGAGCATTGGCAATGGAAGGTAAACTTCAGGACGCAAATGAAGAAACCCTAAAACAAATTCAAAGAAGTGGTGATTTCCGTCAAAAAGATTATTTTACACAACAACAATTGGCCAAAGCAGCCGGTATGAGTGTTGAAGAAATAAATAAGCAGTTAATGATGCAAGAAAAGTTGAATGGGTTAACTGAAGAAGAAAAGAAACTTGCAACGGATGCTATTGATAAAGGATTGGATATTACCAATATGACCAAAGAACAATTAGCAGAAGAAACTAAAAAAATAGCAGCACAAAACGAACAACAAGGACAATTGGCTAGAATGCAAAACGCATTTATGGGTATTGTTGCAACTATTGGTGGTACGTTATCTCCACTATTAGAGGGTGTGGCTACTATACTGAATTTAATTCTTATGCCAATAAACGCAGCAGTAGAAGGATTTGCACATATGGTTGATTATATAAAAGAAATTTCAGATGTAGCCCTTGTATTTGCTGGAACATTAGGTACAATTCTTGCAATTACAAATGCTAAATTTTTAATTGACCAGGCTGGTTTAGCGATAGATGCAGCTAAAGCTGGATACTCAAAGCTACAAGCGGCATATGAAGTAAAAGGATTACTTCCTCTTATAGCGGCTATGGCTGCTAAAGCATTTAGTGCGTTAGGTGGGATACCGGTAGTAGGACCTGTATTAGGAGCAGCTGCAGCGGCAGGTGCCTATATGTTGGGTAAATCGTATATGCAAAAGGCGGGAGACGTAATGTCACCAGCTGATGGGAAAACCAGAATATCAACCAAAGAAGGTGGGTTATTTGAATTAAGTAAAAATGATGATTTAATGGCCGGACCAGGATTAGCCGGAGCCGCAGCAGGGGGTGGCGGTGGAGGAAGTTTATCGGCATTAGCAGCACCATTGGCAGCAGTAGTAAACGAAATTAAAGCATTAAGAGCGGATATGGCATCTGGTAAAATAGCAGTGTATATGGATTCTGCAAAGGTTACTTCGAATGTTAATACGCAAGTTGAAAAAACAACGAGAAATAGCTATAACATGGGACAAGCGTAAAATATAATTTAATGCCAACAATAGAAGAATTATTTAAAACCAAAAAGTTGATAAGTGGACAAACCGCTGAGCAACAATATGATATTCGTAATACTGCCGATATAAAAAGAACGCCGTATAATGTCCTAATGCGACCATCTTTTAAAATTGCAGAAATTGCAAGGAGAAATTTATCTAGTAGATTAGGAGAAACTAAATTAGAAGCAGAAGTAACTGGATTAAGAATATTGGCAAGTACAACATCTCCAATTATATATGGAACTGATATACTTAAATTTGCTAAAAAGACCAGAGGTATTGTTGAGGATATGAAGCAAGGAACCAGTGGTGCAGAGGCGGGTGTTGGGAAATTAACTTCATTTATAAATAAAGCTGAAAAATTTGGTAATAATTTGTTATCGAAAATCGGTGCTAAATTACCAGAAGATTTAATACCAAGCCGTATTGTATTAAATTCTGATTTCAAAAAGAGTAAAGTATCCGATACAATGGTCACATTGGCTAAGTTAAAAACAAATTCTGGTGGTAATTTATTGGGTAAACTTATTAAAGATAATTTGCAAGGAAGACCAAACCCAAATCAAATACTTGGTTCGGCTTTAGAATTAGGTAAAAAGAAATTAAATACTTTATTATTAGGTTCACCATCACAAGCGGCAGTTAATTTTGCAAAAGATGGTGGAGATAACTATGATATCGAGACACCATATGGAAAGGTAATGACTCCAGCTTTGTATTTGAAGGAAGATGCAATTGCACAAAGAAATGATTTATCATCAAAATTTGTTGCGTATGAACCCGATAAATTCAATCTACCATTACCTATAACAAATTATATTGCAGTACCCGCTTTTTCAAAAGAACCCAAACAGATGTATTCGAAAAGAAAAAGCATTGCTACTGAAAATCTTTTGGAAGTAAAAAAAGGAATGAGAAACGGTTCGGATGAATTAAATAGAATAGTTCAATATGAGTCTGCGGATGGCTCAAAGCCAACCGGTAGGGATGAGAATTTACCATCATTAAAATCACTTGATTTAGTAGAACTAAAATTTTGGTCTGTTGCTAAACAAGCGGCTGTGAATTTCAGAGCAACCTTAACCGGTATTACTGAAACGGTATCACCAACTTGGGATACTCAAAAATTTGTAGGTAATCCATTTAATTTTTACACATATAGTAATATTGAAAGAAGTGTAAATTTTGCATTTAAAATATATGCACTTAATGCGGATGAATTAAAAGCTTGTTGGCAAAAAATTAATTTTTTAACTAATTTAACATATCCACAAGGGTATGCAGGTAATATTGCGGTAGTACCACCATTTATTAGATTTACGTTGGGGAGTATGCATGTTAATAAAGAAGCGTTTATTTCGGATTTATCATATGAAATACCTGATGATGCGCCGTGGGAAATCGATGCGGAAGGACTAGGGATGGGTGAATATATACTACCAAAACTTATTAATGTCACTATGACTCTTAAATTAGTAGAAACAGTTGGTAGTACATATCAAATGGCAACCGGTGAGAGAAAAGCAGTGGCTGAAGGCAAAACTGCGGATGGTAAAGTAGTGCCTGCAGTTCCGGCAGCACCTGCCATAGCTGCTTCCGCAAAACGTTTATATGGATATGGGGCATCTAATCCAAATCAAATACTAAATGAGGACAGAATTAAAAATTTAGATAAGGGGGGTGACCCAATCAAACAAACACAAGTTTCTGATTCTCCAAACGCATCGACTGCAGAAAAACCAGAAAATCCAGTTGCAGAAGCACCAAAACAAAAAATAGGTCCAAATGGTATATTTGTAGAAAAATACAAAGATTTGAATATATACAAAAAACCAAAAGGAGGAAATTTTGTATATATAGTAAGAGATGGAGAACAACCATTGCACGCAGGACCTGAAGGTAGGAGAGAAGATGAATTACTTAGCTATGAGAGAAAATGGATTGACAATTTCGTTGATGGGCCATCCAGGTAAATATAATAATTGCAAATATAAATGGAAAGTAGATATTTAAATAATAAAATTAAAAAAACAATAGATGGTAGACAGGTATATAGGTCAAAAATATATCCGAATATCCCGCCATCTGACCAAGATACCTTTGTAGCAACGGAAACCGGTGATAGATTGGATACTTTGGCATATCAATTTTATGGAGATTCAAGATATTGGTGGATTATAGCAACATCCAATAATATCCATGACGCAAACATTGGATTTGAAGAAGGAACTATTTTAAGAATACCTGCGAATTATATCGAAATAGCAGGAGCATTTACACAATCATAATTTATAAATGAGTACATTTCCACAATTATCTAACATTGACTCTAAGATTGCAAACAATCTTAAATTTGGAACAAAAGCCGGCTTAAATGCTTCTCAACGAATTTGTTGGATTAGAGTATTTTCTGGTGCAAAAACCGGAGCTGCGGAAGGATTGGTTATATCATCTAATATGAATTATGGTACATTTAATCCATCTACAACTAATAATGCGGGATTTGTATATGGAAATTCAGTAAGTGGTGGAACTTTTGGTAATACTTGGGCGGGAGGAGCCCTTATATCATCAGGTGGACCGTTAAGACCTTCTCCTGGTATAACTGGTTTACAAATAAAAGAAGGTAAGGACCAAATTTCAAGAGAATGTACTCTATCACTAGAATGCTTTTCATTGGAACAAATGGAGCTAATGCAAAGGTATTTTTTAGAGCCTGGATATTCTTTATGTATTGAATATGGATGGAATAGCAATGTAGGGTTAGCGCAAAAAATGCCAAACATCGGTACTGCGGGTATTTTACAAGCTGCAGCAGACCGTAATTTAAATGGTAATAACTTACACCAAAGAAGGATTGATAGTTTGGGAGATTATGATACGTTTTTAGGATTTATAGTGGGTGGGAATGTTCAATCGGATGATGATAAGTGGAAAATATCAGTAAAATTAAGAGGTGCACCAGGAATGCCAACATTTTTACAATCGCAAAATAAAACTTTAAAAATAAACAGTGACGGAACAATAGAAGAAAAGGAAGGCGAGCCAATATTATATGATGTAGCCGATACAATTTCTCCTGCTGTTGGTGAAGATGTGAGAAAGAACAGACGGTTCAAAAATATGTATAACCAATTACCAACTACAAGACAAATAGAAGCGGTAAGGGATTTGTTAACTACTAATAAAGTGAACTGGTATGATTTTATAAATTTTGATGCAGCCGTAAACAAGGCAATTACTACATATTCATCTCCCGGATGGTGGGCAAGTACTTTTACAAGTGCTTCCGAAACCGTAACAGTTGGAAAAGCTAAAATAGAAAAGGAAAAACTATTTTCAACAAACAAATATATACGATTTGAATTGGCTATTGATATTTTAAATAGAAATGGAGAATTTAGTGATTATATATTAGCCGGAAAAAAACTTCCTATTACAATTGATATTAGTAATGCAAAAATAGGAGCGTTTCCAAATATATTTTCCACAAAAGATTCTAAATTGATAATACCAGGATATATGCCTGATTTTTCTGCATATTTTTTAAATTCAGGCGTAATAAGTCAAAAAGCTGGTGGACGATTTGAAGTGGCGGGCGACAAAGAATCTCCATTTGAAGTTGTAAATAATAAATTACCAACAGTTGGTGCATTTGTTGAAACCGCAGATACTTCTCTAGGCCCATCTCACACGGAAAAAGGAAATTATTGGGGATATTTAAAAAACCTTTATATAAATTTTGAAGTATTTAGGTCAAAACTAGAACAAAAAAATAAAACCATTAGGGAAGTTCTATTGGATATGTTAAATGAAATGTCATCAGCTGTAAATTCCTTTTGGAATTTTCAGGTAGTTGAGCAACAAGATAAAGATGGTAATATTATACTAAGTGTTGTTGATGAAAATTGGATTGGAAAAAAAACGGATGGCTCGGTACAATTCTATCATTCGGGTCCTTATTCTATATTTTTAGATGCTAGTATAGATATTGCATTACCGTCTGAAATGACCAATCAAATTATTAGTAGAAGGTTATCTTTGGCAAATAATCCAGATGAACCGATTGTTGGAGTTGGTGGCTTTTTTGAAAGCCAAACGGATTTATTTTTGACCAGTTACACCGATAGTAATGGTAACCCAAAAAAGATACTAACCGAAGACGAAAAAAAGAAAGAAGATGAAGCCGCAGCGGCGGCTGCGGCAGCGGCAGCGGCAGAAGATAAAAAACTACCTTCTGAAAAAACTCAAGAAAAAATTAGTGCGAGTAATACAAGAGATTCTGCGATAGATAAAGAAAAAAGTGCATTGTTTAAAAATAGTCGACAATTAACAACAGAACTTGATTTATATGATGGTACTGTTGCTTGGAACGATTTTGATCCAGATGGTGATGAAAAATTAGATCCTGACAAAAAAGCAAAAATTGAAGCTAAAATAAAAGAAGTCACTGCAAAAATAGCAGCATTGGAAGCAGAGAAAAAAGCAAATAAAGCGGCAAGAGAAATTTTAGAAAAGCAAAAAACGGAGGAAAAAGGCATAGAAGATGACCCGAAAGGCGAAATTGCCGCCAAAGCCATCGGCGCTAATTTAGAAAAAATAGATGTTGTACCCAAAGTTGAACTGGATACCATTCCAGAAGAACTTGGTGATATCACCTCCACAAAAATTTTAAAAGAAAAATTTCAGATATTTTGTATGGATGATGAGCCATTATTTGATAGATTAAAAAATGATGCATTTGCAAATAAAAATAAAGGAACTACTGCAAAAGGATTATCACATCCACTTCCAATAAAATACACTTTTAAAGTTTTAGGTACAAGTGGGTTTAGAAGGGGTGATACTTTCAATATTCTTGGAATACCAACAAAATATGCCAAACATGGTTTATTTCAGATTATAGAAATAGAACATAATGTGAGTGGTATGACATGGACAACATCGGTAACCGGACAATATAGACAAATGCAATAATATGATAAATCCAGATAGATATAAAAAATTAAACAATAATCTTTCCGAGTATGAATTACCAGAAATATTAGCATACATACCGGCACCAACAGAAATCGAGTATAAAAGAGGATATATACAAAGGTATTTTGTTCAAAAATCTAATGATATAAATTCTTATATTTTTGAAGTAAGTAAATATAATTTTGCATCATTGCAAATAAGTCCGTATTTTACAATAGTTGCTATTCTTTGGAAAATTTCTGGAAATCCAACCGAAATAATGGATGCAAATGGTAAATCAATTAAAATTGGTAATAAAACTATTCCATCTTTACACAAATATTTACAAAATACTTTACAATTTTCTAAACAATAATTTGGAATTGTTATAAAAATTTCATATATTTGTATTTATTGATATGGGGGTGTCATGGAATTGATTGCAATGAGAGACATAGTATCACACGTAGACAGAAGTGCTAGATGTCTTTAAATCTGTACAAAACAATAACTGACGAAATGTCAACTATGACCTTCGAAGACCTTATGGCTTTCGTAGGTGCTGATTACGCTGTAGCAGCCTAATCACAACAATCGGGTCGGTGCACATACAACCTAGGAACAGAAGTGTTTACAAAGGCTTTATTCGTTGAGCCCGAATCAACGAATTGGTGGAAAAGCTGTACTAACCATACGGCCCCAATTATTTTG